GCCAATAATGGGCAAGAAGGTCTGCGAGCGGTGACTGAAGCACGCCCTGACCTGGTCATCCTTGATCTGACCCTTCCAGGCCTTGATGGCTTCGAAGTCTGTCGCAGGATCAGAGGACAACCGGAGACCGCACGTCTGCCTATTCTCGTCCTGAGCGGCCGGGCCGAGGAAGTTGATAAAGTGGTCATGCTTGAGCTCGGCGCTGACGACTACGTCACCAAGCCGTTTAACACCAAGGAGCTTGTGGCTCGGGTCAAAACTCTCCTTCGCCGCGTCTCGTCGCCTGCGCTACCTCGGGTGTTGCGAGTGGGGACCCTCGAAGTGGACCTTGAGCGCCACATTGTTGTGGTCGCGGGCCAGCCGATTTCGCTGACCGCCAAGGAGTTCGAGCTGCTCAAAGCCCTGTTTGAAGCCAAGGAAAGGACTCTGACCAGAGCGTTCCTGTTAGAGGGGGTCTGGGAGTATGGCGAGGAACTCGAGATCGAAACCCGCACCGTGGACGTGCACGTCAGAAGCCTGAGAAAAAAGCTCGGCCCTGAAGGGGCTCGGATCATCACCGTGCGGAATGTCGGGTACCGACTGGATACGACCTCGCCACAAGTAAGTCCTGTACCACAGGACGCGGAGCCTCCGGATTAGGGGCGGTCCCTCTTCGAGACCGGCTCGCCTCGCAGAGTATATATAATTGTAGCGGGAGGGGGCCCCGCGGCGCCCCTCCCGTACCCACTCCCCCTCCAGAAACCTTTCGCTCCCTCCCACCAACCCTGTCCTCGCTACGCAGACTACGCACTCCTTTACCCTGCCTTTTTACCTGTACTTAACCAGTATTTACCTGCCCTTAACCAGCCTCCCCCGTGCCTCTTACGCACGCACATTAGTCTCTTGAGCATACATTGCCGAGGACCCTTTCCCGAGAAAGGCAAACCCACTGTGAAGTGGGGGCGCAAAGCCGAGGATCAGGTCACGCACCTGATAGCCGGGCTGCCGAAGAGGGGGTACCGCACAGCTCCACGGGAACACGGTGGTCTTCGGCCTTCAACTCAGGGAGGCCACTGTGTTATCAGGAAAGTTATCAGGAAACCGCACGCTTGCCGGCCAACTCTGGCGGGCCTTGTTTGTTGCGTGCGTCATCACCGCACTCTGCTCTCTTTCGCCTGCCTTATCGAGCGCCGCTCAAGTCACATTGGCCTGGGATGCCAACACCGAAGCAGACCTTGCTGGGTATAAGCTCTACTACGGTATTTCCAGCGGGTCTTATCAATTTAGTGTGGATGTGGGTAACCGGACCAGTTATACGCTCCTAGGTCTCCTAGAAGGGCAATTCTATTATTTGGCTGCAAAAGCCTATGATTCCAGCCTGAATGAGAGTGGTTTTTCTAATGAGGTGAGCACTGCCGCCACAGCTTCCACAGCCACTGGCCCTGTCGGCTACTGGAAGTTCGACGAGGGCAGCGGCACCACCACCGCCGACTCTTCTGGAAACGGCCTTATGGGGACCTTGGTCAACAGCCCGACCTGGGCGGCCGGCGAGGTCAATGGGGCGCTGGCCTTCAACGGGAGCAACAGTTATGTCGAGGCTCTGGATGCCGACACCCTCAGCCCCGGCGCCGAGGCCACCTTCTCGGCCTGGGTCTTCCTCAATAGCGCCCCGACCGAACTCGCCTCGGTGTTCAACAAATGGAGCCAGACCGCGGATGATGAATATCTGCTGGGCATCAATCCCAACCAGACCCTCTTCTTCGCCTGGCAGACCACGGGAGGATACACCTGGGGGACCCCCTCGTTTAATGAGGCCCGCGGCACGGGGCAGGTCCCGCTCAACACCTGGACCCACATCGCGTTGGTCCGAAGCGGGGGGACGCTGAGCTTCTACCTCAACGGGGTTCTGGACGGCTCGGTCACTGCAGCGGATGCCAACCCCTTCCGCAATGGAATCACCTCGCTGCGCATAGGGGGCCAAAGCCGTGGCGGGGCCAACCGGTTCTTCAACGGCAGTCTCGATGAGGCGCGATTGTATAACCGCGCTTTGAGTGCGAGCGAGGTGTTCGACCTATACATGGGCGCAACCTCCACGGGCGACACCAGCCCCCCGACGGTGTCCCTGACAGCTCCGACCAGTGGCGCAACCGTCTCCGGCACCCACACCGTCTCAGCCGCAGCCTCGGATGATGTCGGGGTGGCCGGGGTGCAGTTCAAGCTGGACGGGGCGAACCTGGGGGCCGAAGTGACGGCCGCTCCCTATGTTTTCTCCTGGACCACCACCACGACCTTCAACGGGGCCCATACCCTGACCGCGGTGGCTCGCGATGCAGCCGGCAACACCGCCACTGCCGTAGGGGTCAGCGTGACGGTGGCGAATGATACTGCTCCTCCCGTCATCTCCTCGGTGTCGGCGTCCAACATCTCTTCTTTTGCGGCCACTATTGCGTGGGCCACCAACGAGGCCAGCGATTCGCTGGTGGAGTATGGCCCCACGACAGCCTACGGCAACGCTACTGTACTCAATACCAACTTGGTTACGTCACACTCCCAAACACTGGGCGGGCTCGCCCGAAACAGGTGGTATCACTACCGCGTGAAGTCTCGAGATGCAGCGGGGAACCTGGCTGTCTCAGGAGATTTCGTCTTTAAGACGTCAAGAAAATAGCGACTACGACCGTTCCAGAAACCTTTCGCTTCCTCCCACCAACCCTGTCCTCGCTACGCAGACTAAGCACTCCTTTACCCTCCCTTTTTACCTACTCTTAACCAGCCGCCCCCGTGCCTCTTACGCACGCACATTAGGCTCTAGAGCAGACATTGCCGAGGACCCTTTCCCGATAAAGGCAAACCCGCCGTGAGGTGGGGGCGCAAAGCCGTGGATCAGGTCACGCACCTGATAGCCGGGCTGCCGAAGAGGGGGTACCCCATAAGCTCCACGGGAACATGGTGGTCTTCGGCCTTCAACTCAGGGAGGCCACTGTGTTATCAGGAAAGTTATCAGGAAACCACACGCTTGCCGGCCAACTCTGCCGGGCCTTGTTTGGCGCGTGCGTGATCACTGTGCTCTGCTCTCTTGCGCCTGCCGTATCGAGTGCCGCTCAAGTAACATTGGCCTGGGATGCCAACACCGAACCGGACCTTGCCGGCTATAAGCTCTACTACGGTATTTCCAGCGGGTCTTATCAACTTAGTGTGGATGTGGGTAACCGGACCAGCTATACGCTCCTAGGTCTCCTTGAAGGGCAATTCTATTATCTTGCCGCAAAAGCCTATGATTCCAGCCTGAATGAGAGTGGTTTTTCTAATGAGGTGAGCACCACCGCCGCAGCCTCCACAGCTTCTGGCCCTGTCGGCTACTGGAAGTTCGACGAGGGCAGCGGCACCACCGCCGCCGACTCTTCTGGTAACGGCCTTACGGGGACCTTGGCCAATAGCCCGACCTGGACGGCCGGCCACGTCAATGGGGCGCTGGCCTTCAACGGGAGCAGCAGTTATGTTGAGGCCCTGGATGCCGACACCCTCAGCCCCGGCGCCGAGGCCACCTTCTCGGCATTGGTCTTCCTCAATAGCGCCCCAACCGAACTCACCTCGGTGTTCAACAAATGGAGCCAGACGGTGGATGATGAATATCTGCTGGGCATCAATCCCAACCAGACGCTCTTCTTCACCTGGCAGACCACGGGAGGCGGGGCTTACGGCACGCCTTCCTTTAATGCTGCCAACGGCACGGGGCAGGTCCCGCTCAACACCTGGACCCACATCGCGTTGGTGCGAAGCGGGGCGACCCTGAGCTTTTACCTCAACGGGGTTCTGGACGCCTCGGTCACCGCAGCCGATGCCAACCCCTTCCGCAACGGGATCACCTCGCTGCGCATAGGGGGCCAAAGCCGTGGCGGGGTCAACCGGTTCTTCAACGGCAGTCTCGATGAGGCGCGATTGTATAACCGCGCTTTGGGTGCGAGCGAGGTGTTCGACCTATTCACGGGCGCAACCTCCACGGGCGACACCACCCCCCCGACGGTATCCCTGACAGCTCCGACCAGTGGCTCAACTGTCTCCGGCACCCTCACTGTCTCAGCCTCAGCCTCGGATAATGTCGGGGTGGCCGGGGTGCAGTTCAAACTGGACGGCACGAACTTAGGGGCCGAGGACACGACTAACGCCTATTCCTTCTCCTGGAACACCACGGCCACGCCCAACGGGACTCATACCCTCACCGCCGTGGGCCGCGATGCCGCCGGGAACACCACCACCTCTGCCGCGGTAAGCGTCACGGTGGCGAATGATACTACTCCTCCCGTCATCTCCTCGGTGTCGGCGTCCAACATCTCTTCTTCTGCGGCCACTATCGCGTGGGCCACCAACGAGGCCAGCGATTCGCAGGTGGAGTATGGCCCCACGACAGCCTACGGCACCACGACGCCGTTGAATTCAAGCCCACTTACAGCTCATGCGATGACACTGACCGGGTTGCTGACCAATACCCAGTACCACTATCGCGTGAAGTCGCGCGATGCGGCCGGCAATCTCTCGACTTCGGCCGATTTCACTTTTACGACGCTTGCGGATATCACCCCGCCCAGCGTTCCGTCCAACCTGAGCGC